TGACAAAGGATACGAAGGAGCAAAGAAGACCTTCATCGACACGATAAACAGCCAGCCATTCAACGGCAAGAAGATCTGCGACGCGCTCAACAAGAACAGCAACGCGCTCCGCACCTTCGCAGTAGCAAGCGAAACCGGCGACACAATCATACTGGAAGCAACAGACTACCTCGGAAACAAGGACTGCATAAGGATAACCGAGCAGTAAGCAGGGAGGGAAACTATGATCAAGATAGAGACAAAGAACACGGCCACCGGAGAGATTAAAGAATACGAAGTCGAGCGCTTCACAACCATGAGAACGCGGATGACGCCATACCCCGGCGAGGCATTCGACACAGACCCAGACACGACGATAGTCGGAGCGGACATAGGAACAATAATATGCAAGAACAAGACCGGCGAAGTTTTCTACCGACACCCCGCTATACCAAACGACGCCAAGCTCGAGAACATGACCTGCAAAAGGAACATCAAGTAAACAAGGAGGAAGAACCATGGCAAAGACATTCATAACCACCAGAGACGACGCAGACAACTACGTCACCCTCGAGATTAACAACTACAACAGCACCTACACCCTGACCATTGAGGGCAAGACGGTAGAGACCGGAACGTTCGAAAAGCTGGCCAAGCGGCTGGCGACCAGCAAAGACGAAATCGAAAATTAAGGGAGGAGGAACTATGAAAGAGATTTTAATAATGGACACCAGGAGAAACGGCTACAGCCCGGACCAATGCAACAAGACCATCACGGTGGGAGAGCTAATCGAAATCTTAAGCGAATACGACGAGGACACGGAGATCTATACCAGCCACGACAAAGGTTACACCTACGGCAACATTACAAGCCGCGACTTTGAGACGATGGACACCGGGCGAATGCTAAACCCAAAGAGCGACGCATGCAGGGCGGCCAGAGACGCATGGCTGCAAAAGAAGGAGGCACGGGCATGAAAAGAATTTTCAAGTTTGCAGGATATGACAACTGGGACAGGCCGGTCTACGAGGGCGAGGACGGAACGCTCCTCGTAGACACCGACCCGGTATCATACAAACCCATGAACCTGTGTACGAAGCTCAATAACAAATTCAACGGAGAACCGGACACCCCGATCGAGTACACCAAGTACAAGGACGATGAAATTGTAGTGGACCGCCGCGTGACATGGGACGCCGGGGAGATTGACCTCTCCGACGTCGAATGGAAGGACGACGGAATCACCAGAAGGTATGTGACAGAGCGCTCCAAAGAGCTGGCGAACCCAAGCAAGATGGAACCGACGAAGCTCGCTGATGCAGCAACCTACTGCGCGACAATCAACAACCCATACGCCGAGGAGCTGACGAAGCGGGCCGGAAACAACGAAGCCTTCAGGACAGCAAGCGACCCTACAGAGCGAATGAAAATCCTGCAGAACGCGGCGAAGGCATTCGGAATCAGGCTGATATGAGAAGGAGGAACAGACCATGAAAATGACGTTCAAGGTTAACAATGGCAGAACAATCGAAGTCTTTCAGGCAAGGGACGACGGCCCCGTCTACGTAACGAGATACGACAGCAATGGTAAGAAGGAAAGCAGCGACATCATAAGCGCCGGAGACTTCGTGACGATGCTCAACTGGTACAGGTACCAGAAGGAAAACGGCAACGAAAATCTTAATTTTTGAGGAGGAACGACCATGACCAGATACTACCTTACACACAGACCACCGGCACCCGGGACCTTCCCGGGAAAGCCGGTCAACCTTCAATCATTCGACGACCGGAAGTACGTCGAGGAAATCGGACGACCAGCATGGGGATGGGTAGAATATGAGAAGCCGCTCACGGAGAAGCAGATAGCAGACTACGAGCTAACAGAGGCAAAAAAGACCCCGGTCAGCTTGGAACTAACAGAGAAAGAGACGGCGTTCCTCGCCGAATTTGCGACGAAGCAGTACGAAGGAGCCGATGACAACCTCGGAACCAGGACGCCGATCCACGTCGTCGAGAGACGCGAGCAATACTTTTCAACCGGAGACGGCAGCGAATGGATATGTGAAGACAACGAGTACAAGCTCTACCCCAATTTTGACGCCATGATCGAAGACCTGCAAAAGGAAGGCAGGGAGCTCCCCGCATACGAGGACGTCGAGTACGAGGACGTGAACGATATCTGGATAAGTAGCGAGGAGGACTACTGCGAAGCCTATGGAATCAACGCCCGTAGCGGGCAAATTATCGACACCTACCGCCCCGTCGCCTTCTTCCTCATCAGAGACGAGGCCCTCCGGTACAGGGACGGGTACCAAGCGCACAACTGCAAAGACTGTCGCATTTACACATACGGCCTCGGATACAGCAACAACGGAGACCTCCCGATATTCCGGGAGCTTCTAATGAGGATGGGAAAACAGCTCCTTCAGGAAGGAGGAAGACAATGAAACAGACTGAGGATGCCAGAGCGCTGAAAATCGCGGCAGACATCATGCAGGCCGCCGGTCTTTGCAGGTACGACAGCCCACTAAAATGCCGCAGACTTTACACCGACAGCAAGACCTGCAGCAAGTGCATAAAACAGTGGCTTATAACCAAAGCCAGGAAGGAGCTAAAGAAGGAGGAATAGAAATGAAAAACGAGCTGAAGAACACAATCAAAGGAGCCTTATACGGAGTAGCGGTCGGAGACGCCCTGGGCGCCCCGCTGGAATTTATGACCGCAGGACAGATCGCGAACCAGCACGGAGAAGTAACAGAGATGATCGGCGGAGGTTGGCTCCGCGTTAAGCCGGGAGAAGTCACCGACGACACCCAGATGACCCTGGCAGTCGCAGAAGGAATCATAGAGGAGCCAGGGAACCCCATCGAAGCAATCGGAGAACGCTTCATAGCCTGGGCGCGCAGCGGACCCAAGGACATAGGCGGAACATGCAGCCGCAGCATTAACGGAGCCGCCGCAGGAGGCGCCAGGAGACCCACAGAGGACGAATGGTTCAGGGCAAGCAAAGACACAGCCAAAGCAAACGGAAGGCGCAGCGGAGGCAACGGAGCACTAATGCGCACGGTTTACCCCGGCCTTTACTACCAAGGGCGACTGATGGCAGTCGAAACGGCAGCAGCCATCGCCCAGATGACGCACTGGGACGAAGAATCAAACGAGGCTTGTGAAATTTACACCGACATGATATACTTAATAACCGAAGCGGTTAATAAGCACGGAGCCGCAGCCGACAAAGCGCAGATCGTAAAAGAGACACTGCACGGCACCAGATACGAAATATACCCGGACGCAAAAGAAACCGAGGAGCTGAACCCGACCGGATACGTCGTAGACAGCATGAAGTGCGCAATGGCCGCGGCGTTTTGGAACGTCGAGAGCTTCGAGAGAGCCGTAATAGACGCGGCGAACATGGGCGGAGACGCAGACACAATAGCAGCCATCACCGGAGGGATCGCAGGAGCCTACTACGGATACGAGGCAATACCAAAGAGATGGATAGAGACACTCGATCCGGAGACCAGGGCGCAACTTGACATATTGACCGAGGCAGCACTCGCCAACAGAACCAGGGAGCAAAGGAGAGATTAACATGGCATACGGAAGACCAATGAAAGGAAGAAGCAGGCGAGTACCTATAACGGTGCATGCATCGGTAGGAACCCTTGACATAATAGACGAATACGTGGAGGAGCGAAAGAAGCAACAGGAGAGACAATATTCACGCTCAGACTTTTGGAACGAGGCGGCCACCATGTACATGAAGCAGCTCGGGATCGCTCCGGAGGATGAGGAATAAAAAGCGTTCCAAAAGCGTACCGAAAAAAGCGGAGGACAAAAGCAAATGAAAAAATACAGGCAATACGGACAGGAAAAGTGAAGCGAAATGACCGCAAACAAGGCAAGATAAAGTGCGGTTATCGAGTGGGAAGCGAAGACAAGCGTTCAAGCAGCTCGGCGTCCTCGCTCACCTTTGGCGGAGTTACGCTGCTACCCGAAGGAGGACAGGCAGAACCCATATCATCAGACAAGCCAAGGATGAAGTCAGAGGAAACGTCGTAAAGACGGATCAGGTCCCGAACCGTATCAGGATCAGGAGCAGTAACCCCGTTTTCATACCGAGAAAGGGATTTGTTATTTAAACCGATAGCGCGATAGACATCCAGCTGCGTCATATCTTTTCTTTCGCGAGCAAGCCGGAGCCGTTCCCCAAAACTGAGCATCCATATTCACCTCCAGTACACCATTATATAACATTCCCGTAAAATGAGAAGATTATTCTCGGAAAAACGGAATTACCTATTGACTTTTCGGAAACCAAGATTTATAATGAACTTGCGCTTCTCGGAAAAGAGAACAACGAAAGGAGGACAAGCCCATGAAACCGGTTTACCAGCAGCTACGTGAGTACCGCGAAGCCAGAGGAATTACCCAGACACACATAGCCAAGAAGACGGGAAAGACCGTTCAGCGCATAAGCGCTATCGAAACTGGCGGAATCCGACTCACAGCTGACGAACTCGTCGAGCTTTGCTTGGTCGGATACGAGATAAGCCCCACAATTTTTTTTGCAGAGAGCTTCTCAATTTCCGAGAACAAAGAGGCGCAAGACTCCCGAAAGTGAGAACCTCACCACACATCAATCATATGACGAAGGAGGCGAATAATACATGCCCAAAAACCCCACGATAGCGGCCAATAACGTATTTTGTATCGCACGAAAGCAGGCCGCATCGTTCAATGACAACTTAAACAGCAGAGAGGGAGCATCAGAGGAGCTCGGCATAGACAGAACAAGACTGGCACGAATAGAGCTCGGAAGCCTTAACCCTTACCCGGAGGAAGTCCTGATGATGAGCGACGTATACAACGCGCCGGAGCTGAACAACCACTACTGTTCCCGACTTTGCCCGCTTGGGATAAAGACCATAGCACCGGCGGAGCTCCTCAGACTGGACAGGCTGACCATCAAAATACTTTCAGCACTAAACGACGCGGACTACATCCCGCAGACGCTTATAAAGGTGGTCGAAGACGGCATCATCACAGAGGAGGAAAAGCCGGAGATTGAAAAAATCCTCGCTTCACTCCAAAAGATCAGCGAGGCCGCAACGGAGACGAGAATATGGATAGAAAAACACATGTAAAAGGAGGACGCAATGAGCCGACCAGAAACGCTGCAAGAGCAGCCGAAGTTTATGAAAGTAGACGAAGTCGCGAAGCTGCTGGGAGTCAGCGAATCACGCGCATACAAGATCATGCGAGAGCTGAACAAGGAGCTGGAGCAGCAAGGCAAGATCACGACCGCCGGGAGAGTTTCACAAAGGTATCTGTTCGAAAGAGTTTACTGCTAAAGAAAAGGCTCCGCAGGTTTGCATTCAGCAAGACCGCAGCACTGGCACTCACCATCGTAGCGATCAGCATAGCAGCCCAGGCATTGAACAACCATGCAGACGGAACAGAGACCCCGGACCGGCAGCCGACGTACAGCACGGCCACAGAAACCCCGGAGCCACCAAGTATAAACCTGACGACAGCGAAAATAAAGAAACCGACCCTTATACTGACGCCGACGCAGGCGCCGGAACCAGAGCCGGAACCGGAAGAAGAAACACCGACAGCGAGGATTTACGACATACCCCTGACAGAGGAGCTGCAGGAATACACCTTCACCCTTTGCGAGGAATACGGAGTCGACTACGAGATGGTGCTGGCACTCATGAACAGGGAGAGCGAATACAAAGCGGGAGTCATAAGCAAGACGGGAGACTACGGAATCATGCAGATCAACAAAGTCAACCACAAATGGCTCACCGAGGAGCTCGAAGTAACAGACTTCCTCGACCCGGAGCAAAACATCAGATGCGGGATTTACATGCTCGCGGATCTGATGAAGAAGTACGACGACCCACACCGAGTCCTGATGGCCTACAACATGGGCGAGCGAGGAGCTCGGGAGTATGTAGCCAAAGGAAACACAAGCAGCGCATACAGCTGGTACATCATGCAGCTGCGGGACAAGCTGCTACAGGAAGGAGGAAAGGAATGAGTTATTACCACGAATGCAGTGCCTGCGGAAGCTGCCTCGACCCCGGCGAAAAATGCGACTGCGAAAAAGAAGAAAGGAGAATGAGCGAAAATGACAAACTGCGCCAAATGCGGAAGACCGCTGAAAAACCCCAAGAGCATGGAGCATGGATACGGCCCCGAATGCTGGGGCAAGGTCAAGGCGGGCATTAGAAAAGAGCGGACCGACGCCACAGCCAACCGGAGCGATTACACCTTCCACATCAACAGCAAGCACGGAAAGCAGGTTCTGGTGATTGAGGACCTCGACAGAGGCGGCATGAGCGTAACCAACAATATCGAGGCGGTCCTCGCGGAGATCGAGGACGAAATCGGGACAAGCATCTACCAGATGCCGATCATTTACCGCGACAGCGACGGAAGGTACGACGGAATAAACGGCCAGAACCTGAGAAGAAACCCCTTCTACGGCATAGGAGCCGGAGAAGAAAAAGACGCGGTCAAGGCCGCAATCGAAAGGAGCACAGCGATATGACCAACATCATCAAAGTAAAGTTTTTGAAGAACGGACAGCCAAGCGGACGCGACTACACCTACTACACGCCGGAGCCGGTCGAAGTAGGCGACACCGTGGACATAGACACCGACAGAGGCGTAGCCAAAGGAATAGTAACATTCACGGACGTACCGGAGGCCGAGATCGCACCCTTCAAGGACAAAGCAAAGACCATCATAGGAAAGAGCAGAGCCAAGTGTGAGCTTTGCGCACATTTTACCCCACAGGGCGACGGAATATACACCTGCAGCGCAAGCCCAGACAACCGCAAGGTAATGCAGGACTTCAAAGCAACACCAGACACCATGTGGTGCGAAGGAAAAAATTATAAGGAGGCGGAGTGATGAAAAACCAGAGGAAGCGCAAGCGCAGGAAGACTGCAAGGGCGATGACAGTAGGAATCAGGCTCGGCCTCCTTGTTTTCACCGCATACATGACCGTCATGCTTTGCATCGAAGGACTAAAGACCTTGGAAGCCAGGACAGGAGCACCGGGCGGCGAGATTTTCATTTTACCCTTGATCGTCCTGCTGGTTTGGAGCGGATGGACAGCCAGGAAGGAATACACCGACCTGACGAAAGGAGCTGAGGACAAGCATGATTTCAGGAGAAGCAACGGCATACCTTACGGCAGCCAGAGAAGAAGCATGTAGCTTCTTGGGAGCGCCGATCCCGGACCGAGTATGGGAAGACTCGATGCCAAGGGCACTGCAGAAGCTGGACAGGATCATCAATCGGTACGGAGACGAGGACGGCGAAAGGATGAAGCCCTACTACCTCGGGAAGCTGGTAGAGGAAGACATCCGCGAAAGGGCCTTTTCAGAATACACGATGACCCGGTGCCGGGAGCTGCAGGCCAACAAAAACGAAAAGAGCCGCCACCTTTCGGCGACGACCCAAATCAATCCACCAAAATTATACACCGCCAGCGGCAGCCAAGTCAATGCCGCGACGGAATGAAGGAGGAACCGCATATGAAACTGATACGACTGAAGCTCGAAAATTTCCAAGGCATAAAGAGCGCAGAATTCAAGTTTGACGGCCACAGCGCCAGCATTTACGGAGACAACGCTACAGGCAAGACGACTGTATACAACGCGGTAACATGGCTCCTTTTTGACAGAGCGAGCACAAACGCGAAGAACTTCACCCCAAAGACCAAAAGCGCCAACGGCGACCTTCACTACCTCGACCACGCAGCAGAGGCCGAATTTGACATCGGAGGAAGGAACATCACGCTCCGGAAGGTTTACCACGAGAACTACAAAAAGAAACGCGGATCAGCCACGGAAGAATTCGACGGCCACAGCGTGGACTACTACGTCGACGGAGTACCGACCAAGGAAAAGGACTTCCAACTGACACTCCTCGCCTTCTGCGGAAGCGCTGAGAAAATGAAAATGCTGACCATGCCCGACTACTTCCCGGAGCAACTGCCATGGGACGCCCGCAGGACCATCCTTCTGGAGATTTGCGGAGACGTTGACGACGACATGGTAATCGCAAGCACCCCGGAGCTGAAGGACCTGCCGGAATACCTGCAGATGCCCGGCTCCACAATTCAGCGCTACAGCGTGGAGGACTACAAAAAGATAGCCCAGACCACCAAGACGGACATCAACAAGCAGATACAGGCCATACCCGGCAGGATCGACGAGGCGACCAGAGCAATACCAGACACAACCGGCATCGACCCGGCGGAGATAGATAAGAAGATCGCAGCCATTAACGCAGAGAGAGAGGCACTGGAACAGCAAAAAGCTCGCTACATTGCCGGAGACAGCTCCACAGCAGACATCAGAAAGAGGATCAGCGAAGCTCAAGCTAAGCTCGCGGAGCTGCGGGCCGATTACGCGGAAAAGACCAGCGCAGCCAACAGCAGCATCCTGAACCAGATCAACGCCATCAAGACGGAATCCATCGGAGCAATCAATAAGGCAAGAGACGCCCGCAACGACATCGAGCGCAAACACAGAGAGCTCACAAGGATGCAAGAGCTCCGGGAGCAGCTCCTGCAGGAGTACACCGAGGTACAGAGCGAACGCTGGAGCGAAGACGCTGAGACATGCCCCACCTGCTGCCAGAGGCTGCCGGAGGAGAACATCCAGAAGCTGCGTGACGACTTCAACATCAGAAAAAGCAAGAGGCTCGAGGCCATCAACCAGCGCGGCAACAAAGAGGCCAACAAGAGCATGATAGCAGCCATCAAGGAAGACATCGCCGGGCTCGAAGCTGCAGCAGCCAAGTACGAGACGGAGGCTGCAGAGGCAGAGAAAAAGATCGATGAGCTGCGCAGCCAGCTAATCACTCCCCTGCCATTCGACCAGACCGAAGAATGCCGCAGCATGAGCGCCCAGATTGCCGAGCTTCGCGCCGAAGAACAAGAGGCGGGTAAAAATACCTCCGCCGAAGTAACGAGGCTCACAGAGGAAATACACGCCTTATTTGCAAAGGCCGAGGAGCTGAAGGAGCTCAAATCAAGACTGCGCATAGCCGCCAGCCAGATGGAACGCATCGAGGAGCTGAAGAAAAGCGAGAAGACATTAGCCGAGAGATACGAGAAGCTGGAATACGGCGTCTACCTTTGCGAGCTCTTCACCAAGACCAAGGTCAAAATGCTGACAGAGCGCATCAACGGCAAATTCAAGAATGTACGCTTCCGCCTTTTCCAAGAACAGGTCAACGGAGGCATCAAGGACGACTGCGAAGTCATGATCCCGACCGAGGACGGCAACCTTGTACCCTTCACCTTCGCGAACAACGCAGCGAGGATCAACGCAGGGCTCGAGATCATCAACACACTCTCCCACCATTGGGGAATCGAGATGCCGGTCTTCATAGACAACGCAGAGAGCGTAACGAAGCTCCTGCAGATGGACACCCAAGTCATCAGGCTGGTAGTTTCAGAGCCAGACAAAGAACTCCGGCTGGAAATTGGAATTTAAGGAGGACAAGCCATGAAGAATCCATTCGCCAAGAAGAACAAGAAGTACAGCTCGCTGCTCCGCCCGGCGGTTGAGCTGGCCCGGGAGGGCAAAGGCAAGGAAGGTCGGGACGCCATGCTGAAGGCCGAGACGTTCTACTTTAACAGAATCCAAGGAGCAATAACACCCTTTCCCACCGACGACACGGCCCTGATCGTGGTCATACTCCGCCACATAGCAGACAAGCTCGAGCAGAGCACCCCGGAAACAAAACAAAACGTAATCCACGTCCAGAAGTGCTTCGTACCGATGGATGTACAAATAAACTTCAAGAAAGAGGAGGTCAAATAAGATGACAGCAGCAACAAACCAAAAACAGACGCAGGCGATGACGCCGCAGAACCCGCAGGGAAATGAGGTCGTAAAGGCCAAACTCGCAATGAGCGAGCGCTTCACAAACACGGTGCTCCGCGAATTTGGAAGCAACGTGGCCGGAGCCATTCAGGTAACCGACTACCAGAGGCAGCTTATACAGGGCTATTTCATAGCCATTGACAGGGCACTCAAGCTCGCAGAGGAAGCCCGAATCAGGAAGAACGAGAACAACAAGGACCACAAATACGATAACAACCTGCCGGTCACATGGAGCAACGTAAACCTTAACGACCTCGCGCTGGACGTAGTCCACTACGCCCGCATGGGACTGGACATGATGCAGGACAATCACCTTTTCCCGATCCCTTACAGGAACAACAAGACGAACAAGTACGACATCACCCTGATGCCCGGATACAATGGCATTCAGTACATCGCCGAGAAGTACGCGGTCGAAAAGCCGCTGGCGGTCACCATAGAGCTGGTCTACTCCACCGACACATTCAAGCCCATCAAAAAGAGCAAGGACAACAAGATAGAGAGCTACGAATTTGAGATTAATAACGCCTTCGATAGAGGCACCATAGTCGGCGGCTTCGGATACATCGAATTTGAGGACCCGGTCAAGAACAAGCTGATCATTATGACCAAGAGGGACATCGAGAAGCGCAAACCGGCATACGCCTCCGCAGAATTCTGGGGAGGAACCTCCAAGGTCTGGGAGAACGGCAAGCAGGTCGAGAAGGAGACCGACGGCTGGTACGAGGAAATGTGCCTGAAGACCCTCAAACGCGAGGTATACAGCGCAAAGCACATCCCGAGGGACCCGAAGAAGATCGACGACGCATACCAGTACATGAAGATGCGCGAGGCCAGATACGCCGAGATCGAGGCTCAGAACGAAATCGACCAGAACGCCAACGCGATCCTGATCGACCCGGCACCCGCGCAGCTGCCTGAAAGAGCAACAGTCAACATGGAGACAGGCGAGGTTCTGGACTTCAACGACAGGGCCGAACACGCTCACACACAGGAGAAGCAGCCTGCCGCAAACACCGCTAAAACAGCCAAAGCGGAGCAGTTAGAAATCAGCGGCCAGCCCACCTTCTGATGGAGATAAAAGTATTCGCATCCGGCAGCAGCGGCAACGCCTACATCGTCAGCGACGAGAAGACGACCCTGCTGCTGGACGCAGGGATACCACTCCGGGAGATACAGATCGCGTGTGGCTTCAAGGTGCGATTGATAGATGGCTGCTTGATTTCGCACGCCCACAAGGACCACAGCAAGGCCGCAGACGGGCTCGCAAGGCTCGGAGTGGACATTTACACCAGCCAAGGGACAATAGACGCGTGTAGGCTCACAGGCCACCGCATAAACGCGGTCAAGGCGCTGCAGGCATTCACCATAGGAACCTTCAAGGTGCTGCCGTTCGACGTACAGCACGACGCCCCGGAGCCTCTGGGATTTTTGATAGAGAGCACGGCCACCGGAGAGCGGCTCCTCTACTTCACGGACACCTACTACATCAAGTACCGGTTCACAGGGCTGACCCACATAATGGCCGAATGCAACTACAGCAAGGAAGCACTGCTCCGGAGCATAGAGGCCGGGTACGTTCCCATCGAGCTGGTGCCAAGGCTGGTAAAGAGCCACATGAGCTTAGAGCATTTCTTAGAGATGCTCAAAGCAAACGACCTGAAGGAAGTCAGACAGATCTACCTCCTCCACCTGTCGGACAATAACAGCGACGAGGAAAAATTCAGGGAGGAAGTACAAAAAGCGACCGGAGCGGAGGTCTACGTTTGCTAACAGGAGGTGAAGAAATACATGGCAAGAACAAGGAGCATAAAACCCGGATTTTTCGACAACGAAGTCCTCGGCGGTCTTCCACCGCTTACACGCCTTCTGTTCATCGGATTATGGTGCATAGCGGACCGCGAAGGTCGGCTCGAGGATAGACCCAAGAGGATAAAGAAGACACTGCTCGGATACGACGACGTCAGCACAAGCGAAGTCAGCGAGATGCTGCAGGCCCTGCACGATACAGGCTCCATCATCAGGTACACGGTCGACGGCGAGGAATACATACAGGTGGTGAACTTCGCGAAACACCAGAACCCGCACGTGAAGGAGAAGCCAAGCGAAATACCGGCACCGCCGGAGTTTCTAACCAGCTGCACCAGCGAGAAAATCGACTACGATACCGACGATGATGACGACGAAAACGACGAGCACCAGACAAGCCCGGTGCAAGTATCGGACAAGCACCAGACAAGCACAGTACAAGCCCCGCCTATTACCGTTAACCGATTACCTTCTACTGGTAACCTTCCACCCGGTATCCGTGAAGCGCGCGAGGAAACCTGCGCAGCGGCGGAGCAAACAGAGGAATCGAAGAAGGAAGCACAGACGCTGCTACAGAAACGGTTTGACCTTTTCTGGGCTGCTTACCCGAAGAAGGTCGGCAAGAAGGACGCGCTGAAGGCATTCAAGAACGCGAAGGTCGACTCGGAGCTTTTCGACAAGATCATGACCGCGATCGGCAGGGCGAGAACAACGGACCAGTGGCAACGGGACAACGGACGCTACATACCGAACCCATCAACATGGCTGAACCAAGGCCGCTGGGACGATGAATACAAGGAGGCGAACACGAATGGAGAGTATCGGAGCATTGCTGGAACAAATGGTCAAGAACCCGCAGCCACCAAGCCGTGGAGAACAGGCGCAGCAGCGCCCGGCTTTAAGCTCGCCGGAGAAACGGACGATCCTGACAACGACCGAGAAGAAGAATGAATTCGAAGTCTCCTCCCGGGATGCGGACAAGTACACCGGCAAGGAGGCCCCGAAACCGACAACCTGCGAATTCTGCGGACAGACGCTTTATTACAAGGGCATCCGGAGCTTCACCAACCCCAGCGAGGTGATGATCTGGTTCAGCGAGCCGGAGCGCTGCACATGCGAGAAGGCGACGGCTTACTGGGCCGAGGTAGACGCCAAGAAGGAAGCGGAACGGATCGAGCAGGAACGACGTGAGAAGGCAGCGAGGCTGCAGGCCAAGGTCAACAAACTTTTCAAGGAAAGCGGAATCCGGGGAAGGTTTCAGAACCGGACATTTGACAGGTTCGTGGTCAACAAGGAGAATCGGAAAGCCTTCACCGTAGCCAAGAAATACGCGGACACGTTCTTTGACAGGCTGCCCGGGAAGGACGAGAGAGGCACTCCTATCCCACCGGCCATCGAGAGGAACGGCCTGCTGATGATTGGCAGCTACGGCACCGGGAAGACGCACCTGTCGACCGCGATCGCGAACCAGCTTATATCCGCCGGAGTGCCGGTCATAGCCATGACGATGATTGACCTTCTGGCCCGGATAAAGCAGAGCTACGACGGCACGGACACGGCCAACGAAGCGGAAATCATGAAGGTTTACGAGGAAATCCCACTTCTCATCATTGACGACATCGGAAGCGAACAGCCCACCGGATGGGGCATCACAAGGATATACGCCATCATAAACGCCAGATACGAGGCATACATGCCGACGATCATCACCACGAACTACTCCACCCCGGAGCTGATCCAGAGGATGACGCCCAACTACGGCAAAGGCGGAGACAGCCGCAACGCGGAGAAGACCATAGACAGGCTCATGGAGATGTGCGAGTGCGTGGAGATGTTCTGGGAAAGCTGGCGCGGAAAATGAACACGGAAGGAAAGGAGAAAATCATGGGTAAGAAGCGCAACTGCAGAATGACCGATGAGGAAAAGAAAATGCACGAGAGAGCCATAAAGCTGAGGAAGATGACCGATGCGCAGCTTTGCGAATTCGTGGACAGGACCTACGGGCGCGGCATGGAGGAAGGTGCGAAGCTCGCAGAGGCAAACATACAGAAGGCACAGGAAATGACCGTAGACGGCGCGGTCAGCGTTAAAGCCTTCATCGAATACCTGACAGCCAGAGTCGGGACAGGAAACAGGATCGGCAAAGGAACCATCCTGCAGCTTAACAGAGAGCTGGAGACAGCCAAGAAGGACGGCCTGTTCTCCGGAGGAGGCAAATGAGGAGCCACGCGAATCGAGGACAGCCGTTCGAAGATTTCCTCGCATTCGTACACGCAAGATACCAATCAACCGGCATAGCCTGCGTACACAAGGTACCGACCGAATTCATCCCACTAAGAGACAGGACCGGGAAGGTATGCAACGCCAAGGTCGAGCACAAGAGCTGCGTAGACTACCTCGGAAGGTACAAAGGCACGCCGGTAGCGGTCGAGGCAAAGCACACGGAGAATGACCGGATACTATTCTCCCGAGTGGAGCCGCACCAAGCTGAATACATGGACGACTTCTGCAAGGACCCCGGCGCGGTCGGAATCGTTCTGGTGAGCTTCAAGCTGCAGCGCTTCTACGCGGTACCTTGGCAGTTTTGGAAGGCAGCCCGGGACGCTTGGGAATCC